AGATGACGATGGCGAAGATGTCCGTCTTCGTCGAGGCGGACGGACTCGACCTCGTCAGCGGACAGCCGCTGGTGCGGATCATCGGCGACTACGAGCAGCACGTCGCCGCGACGCGAAACCAGACGGGCGTGACCGACTTGCGTTCCAGGCCGATGTTCCGGCGCTGGAGCGCCACGCTGCGGGTGCGCTGGGATGGCGACCAGTTCAGGGTCGGGGATGTGTCCAACCTGCTGGCCCGCGCCGGAATGCAGATCGGCGTCGGAGAGGGTCGTCCGTTCTCACGCGAGAGCTACGGGCTCGGCTGGGGTACGTTCGAGGTGGTGTCGTGATGTCCCGCTGGGAGCGCGAACTGGAGGAAATGGCGCGAGAACTTGGCGACAAGCTCACGCCGGAAGCCGTCGTGGATCGGGCGCGCAGCCCCAATTCGTCGCTGCACTCGATGTTCGATTGGAACGACGCCGAGGCTGCCGAGAAGTATCGGCTGCTTCAAGCCCGCGGGCTGATCCGCCGCGTGGTCGTTCATCTGGAGCCGCACAAGCCGAACGAGCCGCCTGTGCGCGCCTATCTCAACGTGGATCGGGGATCGCGCGAGTACGTCGCGGTCTCGGTGGTGCAGTCGTCGCCGGAAGCGACGCGGGCGGTCATCGCGCATCTGCTGACCGACCTGCGAAGCGTCCAGGCGCGGCTGTTGCGCTACGCCGACGCGCTCGACGCCAGCGACGAACTGCGCGCGAGCATCAACAAGTTTCTTGCGCGCAACGAGCGCAAGAAGCGCGCCGGGTAAGGCAAGGCGTGGTTGGGCTTGGTGTGGTGGGGCATGGCAGGCAAGGCGCGGCGAGGCGCGGCGCGGCAAGGCGAGGCAGGCGAGGCAGGGCGGGGCGAGGCAAGGAGCGGCTTTGCAGGGCAAGGCATGGCAGGCACGGCGAGGCTGGGCGGGGTACGACGTGGCAAGGCAGGCTTGGCGGAGCGCGGCCCGGCAAGGCGCGGCGGCGCAAGGCAGGCGGGGCGTGGCAGGGCATGGCATGGCGAGGCAGGCACGGCGGGGCGCGGCGGGGCAAGGCTCGGTGAGGCAGGCAAAAGGAGGAAATGGAAATGACCGAGGAGCAGGAGCGCCGCGTCCAAGCCAGCAGGGATGCGCTGGCTTGGATGGACGAGGACCGGCGGTGGCAGGGAACGGCGGTCTACTGGTTCGCCTTTGCCTTGCTCGGCGTCGTGACGGGAGCGGTGGTGATTGCGCTGGCGGGGTTGCGATGACCCCGCTGCGCGTCCTCGTGGCCTGCGAATATTCGGGCGTCGTGCGCCGCGCGTTCCTTGCGCGCGGTTGCGACGCCTGGTCATGCGACCTGCTGCCGAGCGAGGACGGCAGCAACCGCCACATCCGTGGCGACGCGCGCGACCTGCTGCATGACGGCTGGGATCTGCTGATGGTGGCGCATCCGCCATGCACCCGCCTGTGCAACAGCGGCGTCAGGTGGTTGCACACGCCGCCGCCCGGCAAGACCGCCGGGCAGATGGAGCGCGAGCTGCGCGAGAGCGCGGCGCTGTTCAGCGCGTTCTGGAACGCGCCGATCCCGCGCGTCGCGGTCGAGAACCCGGTGATGCACGGACATGCCAAGCGGCTGATCGAGAACTACGCGGAGCCGGCGCAATCGGTGCAGCCCTGGCAGTTCGGCCACGGCGAGACGAAGCGCACCTGTCTCTGGCTGCGTGGCCTGCCGCCGCTGCGCCCGACGAACGTCGTCGAGGGCCGCGAGCAGCGCGTCCATCGGATGCCGCAGAGCCCGAAGCGCTGGAAGGAACGCTCGCGCTTCTATCCTGGCATCGCTGCGGCGATGGCCGAGCAATGGACCGAGCATGCGTGGAGGTCGGCAGCATGACCCCCGCCGAAACCGCCCGCCGCGCGTTCCGGCAGCTCTACCAGTACGCGCCCGACTCCGACTGCCCGGTCGATCAGCATAGGCTGGCGTTCCTGGTCCGGGTGATCAACGCAATCGAGGCCGCCGGGATGGCGGTCGTGGAAATGGAGGATGGACGATGAGCAAAGACATGATGCCCAAGCGGTGGTCCGTCGGTAACGACGACGGCTACATGGTGGAAATGGACGGAGGCGATTATGTCGAGGTTGAGGATGTCGAGCCTTTGGTCGCCGAGATCGAGCGCCTCCGCGCCCGCGTCGATTCGCTGCGCTGGCCGCTGGCGGTCTACGTCCACGCGCACCAGACAGGCAATTCCGTGCCGCCGCACATCGAAGCCGCTGCCCGCGACGCGCTGAAGCCCAAGCCATGAGCCTCCACACCATCGCCGCCGTCGTCGCGGTCACGAGCTACATCGCCCTCTGGGCCATCACGATCACGATGGCGCTGCCATGACGCTCTTCACCGCCAGCGGCAGCCTGCCGCGCCATCATTACGTTTCGGTCTGCGGTGCCTTCATCGGCTTCGGTGCCGACGAGTGGTTCCCTGCGGTCTGGTTCGGCTTGCACAGCCATCCTGGTCGAGCATGGGGCTGCACGGTGCTGCTCGAGTCCGGTGCGGTCTACCGGGACCTCCCGCCGCACGCGCTGGCGTTCTGCACCGATCCCGATCCGTGGACGATCAAGGACGCGCAGGAATGGGACTGCTACGGCTCGCAGTTCTCGCTCCACACCTACGACTACCTCGACGGCCTCGGCGCGATCGTGCGCGCGGCAGACGCCGAGCTGGGCGCGGAATACCTGTTCACGGCCATCCCGGTCGGTGACGCCTACACACACGCGCCGGCTCAGGCAAAGGAGTTCATGTTCTTGCGAACCGATGGCGGTCGCCTGACCATCCAGCCAACCAACCGCGTCCTGTTCCGCGACAAGTCATTCACGACCGTGCCGCGATGGCTGCCGCTGCGGCGGTCGGAGAGCGTCTACTCTTGCGAGTAGCGATAGCGCGTCAGCCTACCATCCCCTTTGCCTGCCGCCAAACTTCCTTGACGCGCCGCTCCCAGCCTTTTCCGAACGTGGGCCAAGTTGGCAAGCCGCGCAGAAACAGCAGCCTAAGCTCGCAAAACCGATCCACGATTTCTGTGGCCTCATCCTCTTTGATCGCCGCCATCGTCTTCGGGCCAATCACGCCATCGGGCCAGACGCCGATGGATTGCTGCAGCAGCATCGCGGCGCGCCCCGGCCCGCTGTTGACGGCGCAGTCGAAGACCGCGAGGTCTACGCCCGGAGGCAGTTCGTCGCCGCGCACAGCGTTCCAGTAGCGCTCGCGGTAGAGCGGCTCGACCATGCCCGGCGTCAGGCCGCGCATGTCGGCCTCGTTCGCGGGGTGGCTCGTCCATTCTTCCCAAGCGCGCCGCGTCACGCCCAGGTTGGTCATGCCGCCGGGATCGCGCGGATGGTTGACGAAACCGCCTTCGTGCTTGAGCAGCGCCTCAAAGGCGACAGGCCAGGTGGATGCGCTCATTTGCCCTTCTCCGCCAGCAGCTGGGTCTTGGCCTGAGACGAGCTCGACGAGCCAAAGTAGTAGGCAATGACCTGTTCCGCTTTTGCGGACACAAACCCGATCAGCGTGCCAACCGTCGTAGCCATCAGCGGATCCTTCATGCCGTCGACCCAGCCAAGCAACACGAGGAACACCGTCGCCATGAAGCCGCAGACAATGACGCCCGCAAGTATGCGCGGCATCCAATCGCGCACCTGAGCCTCGCGCTGCCGGGCGCTGTCCCGATCGCTGGCCGATATGCGCTCAATGTCGATGTCGAGCTCTTTCATGCGGATGGCGAAGTCGTTGTCGGCCTTTTTCAACGCTAGAAGCTGATCGGGCGTGGCAGAGGCGGCCGCCTTCTCGACGTCCTTCTCGCTGCTGTCAGTCGGAAGTCCCAGCGCGCTGGCGACGGCCTGCATCGCCATGCCGCCCAAAGGGCCGCCAATGGCTGTGGCAAGGCTTGGCGCGACAGCACCTACAATCTTGAGGAGATTCATTACTTTTTCTCCAGCAGCGTGATCCGCTTGTCGAGTTCGGCCTTAATGGCGTTCATGTCGGTGCGAATAGATGCGCGCGCGGAGGCCGCATCGGCCGCCATGTCGAGCCTGCTCTTTTCGATTGCCGCCATGCTGCGCTCCCGATCCAGCGTCATTGCGGCCCGCGCTAGAGCGGCATCGCGCTCAACGCGGTCGATCTTGTCGTTCAGCGCCTCGCGGATCTGCGCCATGTCGATCGTCGTGCCCTGCGGCGGGATTGCCTTGTTCTCGGCGTTAACCACGACCGCGATTCGGCCCTTCAGAACGATCAGCTCGTTGTGTGCGTTGCTGAGAGAGGTCATCAGATAGACCACGCAAGAGAACAGGATCGGCACAGCCGCGAAGACAACCTTCTCCACTAGCGCGCTCTTGGATGCCGAGGCTGCTATAGCTTCGCTCATTGCAGCCTGCTTCTCTTCTGACGTCGCCATGTCAGCCTCGCTTGTTCCAGAGGTCAAAGAGCGCTTTGACCTTTTCCTCGATGACGAGCACGCGCTGGTCGAGCTTGGCGAGGACGATCACCAGCGTGATGAACCCGATCGCCAGCGGCCAGAGCTTGAGGACGGCCTCCAAGGCTTCCATCGCTCATTCCGGCTTCCTGCGCAGGCGCATCACGATGTGCTGCACCGTCCTGCTTTCATAGATGCGAATGCCGGTCCACACGATGGTGAAGATGGCGGCCACGGCGGGAAGCCAGCCCGCCACGGTAGCCACCGCCGTGCCCAGGGAGACTGCATCGATAACTTGCTTAGCCGATTCGTTCATGGCGTTCACCACGGAAGAGCGGGCTTGGTGACGGCAGGAGCGGCCAGATCGGCAAGCTGCGCGGCGACGCTGCTCTCGTGCTTGGCGACCTCGTCGGCACCCATCTGCGTCTTTACCCAGCCCACCACGATGTCCTTGGTGAGAGCGTCATACTGCGTAAACGGGCCACCTTCGTAGGGGACGCCAATGGAGCCATACACCGACGCCGTGTTGGTGCCGTCCTCGCCATTGACGGTCCAATGGACGGTGCTGACAACGTTGTCCTTGCCGTCCTTCGTGACGCACTCAAGAGCTGCGATATTCCACGTTATGTCAGCCATTGTCG